GAGCCATCCGTTCCACATCCGCGATAGGATTGCCCTAACACTTGCCAGAGGAGCGGTGTCTCTGGTGCTCATCATTGCTTTGGGAGCCTTTGGTCGCGCCTTCTTCCTAGCTTGGAAAACAGGCGAAGACCACCCAATCAGCGACGCCGCCACCCAACTCCTCACAGCACTAGGATCGGCCCTAGTAGGAGGAGCAGTAGGGTATGTTAGCGGTGTGGCAAAACGCTAATCAAATGAACGTTCATCAGACACGGCAAATTGGGAGTGATGTGTTGGCGATGGTGAGTGCCTCCTCCTCCATTGCAGCTTGGCAGGAACAGCTTGATTGGGCTCTTCGCATCCTAGCCTCCATCCTAGCCATTGCAGCCGGTGTCTACTCCATTGTGGTACGCTATAAAAGGACTAAGAAATGAACCCTAGAGAGCTACCCTGTAACCAACCCCGCCGAGATGTGCAGGGTGGTAAGAAGTTTGTGGTGAGGGCCTGTCAGAACGGACAGTCGAAAGTGGTTAGGTTTGGCGATGCCAACATGACCATCAAGAAGTCCAATCCCGAGCGTAAGAAGTCCTATTGCGCCCGTTCAGGCGGCATCAAAGGCAAAACTAACAAACTGTCTGCCAACTATTGGAGCAGACGGGCATGGGAGTGTTAATTCTATGAGCAAAACCGGCGAGAAGTACAAGTCCAAGAAGCAGATGATGCGCCATGAGCGTTCCGAGGGCAAGAAGGAGCGCATGATGGAGTATGGCGACAAGATGAAGGGCAATGGCTGCTGCCAGCGAAAGGGCTGCAAATAATGCCTCTCACAAAGAAAGGTAAGAAGATTATGGCCGCGATGAAGGCGGAATACGGCCCTAAAAAGGGCAAGGAAGTCTTCTACGCTAGCCAGAACAAAGGGACCATCAAAGGAACGCATTTTGCCCGTAAGGGAGTGAAGTAGTTCTGGTAGAATGGGCGTATGCCTCGCTACGCCTCATTTGGTCGGCTGGACAGTCAGTTGGTAGATGACGGGGACACGGCTTTCGTCCGTGTCAATCAACGTCTGCGTCCCGACCAGCTTAAGTCTGGGGAAGTGGCTGTAAGCCAGAATGGGCGGATGGACATAGACGGGTCTTGGCAGACCCGCAAGGGGTATAGGAATGTCTTTGCTAACATTGCAGCAGGAGGGAGCGCACCAGTACTTCCAATCACGCTTCCGTTCAATCTTGCGGATGGAGCGGTTAATGCCGTCTACGGAACCGCCCTCTATTCCGATCCTGTCAGTAATTCTACGGAGTACATTGTCCTAGCGACCAATAGCTCAGCCAAGCTGGTTAATACATCCACTCTGGCATCTACAACCATCAACTATCCCGCTGGTCAGACGGTTGATGCGGTGTGCACGGTTTTACAGGCTTTTGAAAATCTGTTCATCTTTAGGGACGGTCAGGTGGCATTGGAATGGCATGGATTTGTTCCTACGATTGTTTCCGCAAGGCGTCAGGGCAACGAAGCTCGCATCACGGTAGCCAGCCATCACCATCTTGAGGCAGGAGACACAATTACTGTGTCTGGAATTACGGGCTACACGGGGACCAATCCCAATGGCACTTTTACGGTAAAGAATGTTCTCCCCAACGAAATCCACTACGACAATAACGGAAGCAATGAGACGGGATGGGGAGTTGCCAATGCCTCCATTATCAACGCTTTTGAGCTCGCTAAGCGCGGAGCTTACACCCAACCATTAGTCTACGACGACAATCAGAACACCGACATTCTGAATGGCATCGTTACGGTGACGGCTACCGCCCATGATGTTGTGGTTGGCGATTTGGTGATGGTGAGTGATCGCGGCAACACCGATCTCAATCCTCTTACGGAGTATCGGGTTTACGAGACGACTGCCAACACCTTCCTTTTCAAGGCGGATGCTGGGGACATAACCGACGCTACGATTGCGGTGGGCAAGCGTCAGTCCATTGGACTTGGGTTCACCCATATGCCTACCCCTCCGTGGGCCATCTACCATCAGCGTAGGTTGTGGATGCCGTTCAACTACACGATGGCAGGAACTACGGGAAGTCCTGTCATCACCTCCCGCAATACGAAGGATGAGCTCATTGCCTCCGACATTCTGGACGAGAACACCTACGACCAGATTCAGAACCAGTTCAAGATTGCTTCAGGAGGTGCGGATTTTATCGTTGGCCTACAGCCCTTCGCCGAGGATGCTCTGGTAGTCTTTGCCCGCAACTCCATCCATCTCATCCGTGGGGTGGGGGCGGATTTGGGTAATACGTCTGTTCAGGAAATCACCCGCGAGGTGGGATGCGTTGCTCGCAGGTCGATTGTTCAGGTTGGCAATCAGGTGTTCTTCCTGTCTGACAACGGTGTTTACGGGGTGGCGTTTGAAGACCTTTACAACCTGCGCGGAGCCACCACTCCCTTGTCTGAGCCAATCAATCCTCTGATGGTTCGCATTAACAAGTCTTATGCTGCTAATGCGGTTGGGGTCTATCACGACAATCGCTATTACCTTGCGGTGCCGTTGGATAGCTCTACGGTGAACAATGCCATTCTGGTGTACAACTTCCTGAATCAGGGCTGGGAGTCCATTGATTTGATTAGCTCTCAGGGATGGAACATCATTGGGTTTGTCCGTTCTGGGGCTGGCACCACCAACCGTCTCCATGTCGTCAGCAAGGAAGGCGGCATCCACATGATTGACGAGCAGGTGGCTACTGGTCAGAACGACTATCAGGACTACCTGTGTCTTGGCATCGGAGCATCTGCCGCCTATCAGGACATCAACTCTATCCTAACGACCCGTCAGTACACCTATTCGACGATGGATAGGAAGCGGTTTAACTCATACGAGTTGCACGTTGAGAGTGCGTCTAATGTCCAGTCTAACGCCAATCTTTCTCTTGAGGTTGAAAATCCAGACTCAACGATAGACCTTTCCAGCGTGTACGACATTTACGGACAGAATGTTCCTTCGGGTGAAGACCTGTCTTTGCGTGGGAGACTTGGGAACAAGCGCGGGTATGGAGCTCAACTCACAGTTACTCCAAGTTTCGGTCGCCCAAAGATTAGGGCCATCAAGATTACGGGTGCGCTTCAGAATGGCGGAACCGTCTCTGCTGAATAATGGGCATCATCAAAAAGGGATATACGTTCTCTGATCGGAACGAGGACTGGGCTAGTCGCAAGGCTACGGCTATCCGTCTCAACAAGCTCATTGATGAGGCTGTGTGGGATGGTGCGACCAACTCAGATGGCTATGCTCCAGACGATGGGATTACGCCTAACGATCCTACTGGTTTAAGCTACACATCTGGCGTTGAGTCCATCAATCTAAGCTGGAGTTGGGTGCAGAACACTCAGCCGCTCAAGACTTGGATTTACGAGAGCGCAACTACCACGCTTCCAGCTAGTCCGTCTTTCTACGTTGGTCAGGATCAGAGAACTTTCTTTCGCGAAAATCTTGTAGCTGGAAGTACTCGCTACTACTGGATAAAAGTAGAGGCTAGAAATGGTCGGTTTTCCAATGTGGTTGGACCATTGGCCGCAACTGTAGCCACTTGGCCCGTTACAGACACGATCACCACCAATCTAGCCAAGAAGATTACGAGGTCTGCTACTCAACCACCTAGTCCTAACGATGGTGACATCTGGATAAACACATCAGACAACAACATCCTCTATCGGTGGAATGCTGGTACATCCACTTGGCAACCATACCCAGACAAGCGGGTGGACAGCATTGCGGATGAGTATGTGTTGATGGTGACGCCTACGGCCTCTGGTCCAAGCCAGCGCATCCTAGGCTTCAGGGCTACGAATGCTGATGGCGGGAAGGTGATTTCTGTTGCCAGTAGAAACAACAACGTAGTTTCAATCACTACATCCACTCCTCATGGCTACCTGAACAACAATCTGGTTAGCATCACGGGGATTACTGGCTATTCGGTCAATCCCAACGGCTCCTATCGCATAACCAATGTCGGATCTACCACTTTTGACTATTTGCTTCCATCAGGCTCTGGAACTGAAAGCTACAACATAACCAATGCGTACGCTGCACTTGGAACAGAGTTTGTAATTCAAGCTGATTATTTTTCGATTATCAATTCTGATGGAGTAGCACAAGAATCTCCTTTTGTTGTTGAGGCTGGTCCTCCTCCAAAGGTCTACATCAAGGATGCCGTAATTAAAGAACTATCGGCCACCAAGATTACCAGCGGAACCATAACTAGCGGCGATATTAACGTAAACGGAGGCTACATCCAGTCCTCCGGGTTTGTTTCTGGGTCTTCTGGTTGGAAGATAGATGGAATTGGTAATGCTGAGTTCAACAGCATTACGGTTAGAAATGGATCAATAGTTTCTCCAACTGTTACCTCTGCGACATTTACAAACGCATTGGTAATCAACTCAACGATTGGCATTCGCAGGTCTGTTAATGACGCCGTTTTAACCATTACAGGAGCTTCAAACAACGGCTCAAGCAACGGAGCTCAGATTGACTTGGTTGGGAATGACTATCCTACTCCCGGTGCTGGAGGCTATCTACTGCTTCAGGCTGGTCAGGGCACGGCGTCTGAAATCAGGATGCACACCAACGTCAGCCCGACAACTAATGTCGGAGTTGAGCGGTTGGTTATCGACACATACGGATTGGTTAATGTTAGGCGTGAGTTGAGCAGCGGATCGGTGTTCACCAAGGATGCTGGAAACTTGTGGGTTGATGGAAACATTGGGGTTGGTACAAGTTCACCAATCAACACCAATACATCCCAAGGAAACATTTCCGCATCAGGAGGTATTTCGGCTGGTGGTGCGATGTACACTAGCGGGGCAGGAGCCACTAGGGTTGGATTCCTTGACGCCGCTGCTTCTGGTGGTGGAACAACTTACGTTGGTCTTAGGTATGATAGTGCTGCGGGTTATGAATGTGCTGAGCTTGCTGCTTTGTCTGGAGGTACGGCTTGGCGAGACATCTACCTAAAAACGCCAAGTGGAGCCAAGGTGAGATTTGGAGACTACACGGCTGATAACACCGTAACAATCGACGGCTACATCGAAATCAAGGACTCTAGCGGCACCGTCCGCAAGCTGGCCGTGGTATCCTAATCTTATGCCTCAGATTCTCAATAAGGGTTATACCTTTGGTGCCACCGAGCAGGTTACGTCAACCAAGCTTGGGCAACTTGTCGATAATGCCACCTTTGCCTCAACTGCTGTGGTTGGTGGTGGTGGGCTGGAGCTTTCTGGTGGTGCGCTTCAGATTGCCAATAGCTCAATTACTCCCACAAAGCTGTCTTCTGGTGCTCCTACTTGGGATGGTAGCAATAACTTGACGGTAAATGGCACCCTGACAACTGGAGGCACGATTAGTACTTCTGGCGATTTAGCGGTTAATGGCGTTTGCACCATTAACGGAACTTCCACGCTTACTGGTAATGCGACGTTTGTTGGTCAGATTATCCGCTCTGGAACGTCTTCCAACCGCACGGTTCAGCTTCGTACTGGGTCAACGACTCCAAATGCCATAAGCTTTGGCTGGAATAATGGCGATCTTCTGGTTACGGTTGACGGAACCGAGTACAAGGTTACGCTGACTCCGGTGTGAGTCCCATAGCGGAAGCCAAAGCCTACTACCAATCCAAGGGGTGGAGCTTTGAGCAGGACATAGGCTACTACCTGTGTCATGGCTATGTGTTCTCCACTCCTGACAGGCTTCTTCTAGCCAAGCCTGTTAGGAAGGAGATAGGGGAGGTAGACTGGCATCCAGAGTCGCCCGATTGCTGGTATGTCCATTACGCGGGAGGAAAGGGCTGTTTGGAGTGGTTTGTCTCCCAAGCTCCCTACTTCCTGCCATTCATCGGTTGGACTCGTAACAAGGGCAAAAACAGCAGCTTCAGAGCCTATGATACGAGTCTTCTCTGTGCTAAACTAGGCGTCAAAGACTATGGCCTCCGTTAAAACTCCAGCCGCTCCCCCTCCTCCGACTCCTGTTAGCATGGCTGATGAATACCGCCGCACGGCTGAGGTCATGTCCGACCCCGAGCTTCAGAAGCGGATGCTGGATGTGGAGCGGGTTATGCGCCCTGAGTACGCCAAGCTCAATCTGGCTGACTTGGAGACGTATATGGGCGGGGTTTTGGGCCTACAGTCGCGGGCGGCTCGTCAGGCTGGGGAGCTTGAGCGGGAACAGCTTGCCAAGCAGCGGGAGGCTGACATTGCGGCTGTGGAGGGTATGGGAGCGCGGGCTACGGCGGCTGCTAGGGCTGCTGA